TAACTAACTTGGTCGAAGAAGATCCAAACGAATGGATTGCCTATCCAACAGCAGCAAGATTACTTTCAGCTCAACAAAGCACACTTCATGCAGCACTTACTCAACAAAACGATCTTGATTATTGGGGTATCGAATGGAAATCACGATCACTTATCAAACCGAACAGTAAAAGAGGTTGCGGCGTATTATTCAAAAGGGCCGATATCAATTTCATCAATACAGTTCGCGTTGGCGCTCATATTTCACTAAAAGCGACACTGAAAGTATTTCAAGCAATACGCCAAGGCAAAATACCAGCCAGCATACGCTTAAAAGCGACACTGAAAGTATTTCAAGCAATACGCCAAGGCAAAATACCAGCCAGCATACGCTTGACAGATCAAGAGTTGGCGAACGAGCTCGAAACGGACGTACACACAGTCATTACCCACAGGAGAGACTAATGACTATTGAAATCTTACCGTGTTGCGTCGATTGCAAGACAGGATACGTACCACTTAAAAATGACATTGTTGTTCTTGAAACAATAGACGATGCAATGCAACCCTATAAATTGTGGTGTGCTGATTTGCTTGAATGTCCTAAATGCAATCATCGATTAATTACAGGATTCGGAAAACAGAATGTCGGAGAACATTACGAACCCGATTTTGAAGTTCGTGTAGAAAAGTACAGAGAAATGGGCATCTTATTCACAATTTCAGGTCAGCGTTTTGCAATGCAGACTTGGAATAAGAAAACAAACTAACAAGTTCAACAATAGTCATCACCCACAGGAGAGACTAATGAACGATAAAGCAAGAGGACAGCACGATGGAGCAATCCAACGAGCTCAACTATTCAGAGACGTTGACGAGCTCAAAGCATCAATCACATCTATACTCACAGGTTGCAATATCCTGATTGAATGTGACGAAAGAATTGGTGTAAGAATGGATCTTGTCGATGATCGAATGGATATTCTGAGTCAACGTATCGACACAGTTAATGAACGTGTTGATATCGTGAACAAACGTCTTCGCAAATTGGAAGAAGCGAAATGAGAGATAAATTCTGGGAAGGATTCACAATTGGATTCATTATTGGATTAACAATTATACTTGGCATTGCTATTTTCAGTACAGCTCAATCTTACGAACCACACGAACCATATCAACCTGGATGTACTGAAATTCACAAGCAAGACAGTTCACCGAGGAGATGCTGATGAGTGAACCAAACGAATGGTATACCTGTTTAGGTTGTCACAGTGAGTTTCCACAAACTGATGCCAGAGTTGTTGAATTTCTTGGAATACCACCTGAATACGAACATCGGTGTCCTGATTGCAACAGTATCAATCTGCAAGAACAAAAAAGAATAATGTGCGATGCCTGTGGTGAAGTACAAGTTTCAGACGAAGGAGAACGATGTAACGAATGTCATGCTGAATGGTGTGAATACCTGGCCGACGTAGCAAGAGGACACTGATTTCGCACGGAGAAAGGAAGCTCATGGGATTTAATATAAAACCAAATCTCGAACGATATGTACCTCATCCACTTCAAAAGGGTTGGGGAATTCTCGATCTTAAAACAGGAGAAATTCTTAAGCAAAAACAGAAACATCGCATCGAGCGATATCGTTGGAAACAATGGGCAATCAATCGATGTATCACATTAAATAAAGAGGACTAAGAGATGCAAGGATTAATGATGCATTGCGGAGCTGAATCCGTACCGTTCCCAACATTACTCGGGTTGCCAATACCTGAGAAAACTTCAACCCACCTTCCAATTCCGCACCACCAATTCTATTCAATGGCTGAAAACCGATTGCTTGAACAAGGTTATGCTATTACCAATCCACGTCACTATCTCAATCGAGAAGCAGCACATTATTTTTCTTTAATGCAGATTCAACATGAAGACGAAGACCAAGATGCTCAACATGCAACAATGTGTGCTTTACGCAATTCACATGACAAAACATTTTCAGCTTCACTAGCGGTAGGTGCAAAGGTGTTTGTTTGCGATAACCTTTCGTTCAGTGGAGATATAGTTGTAGGACGCAAGCACACGCCGAATATTTGGGATGAGTTGCCGCAAATTATCGAAGGAGCAATCTCGAAGATCCGTGTCATGCGCAAGCGCCAAGATGTACGGTTTGCTGAATACAGGCACGCACCGCTTGATGATTACGCTGTCGATCATTTGATCATGGACACGTACCGCAAGGGTATTATCAATCTCAATCGCATCGGGAAAGTAAATGAGCAATGGCATAACCCGAGTGCAGATCACGGCGACAAAAGTGTGTGGCGCTATTTCAATGCAGTGACAGCGGCACTCGGGCCAGCTAGTACAAATCAGTTGATTGAGTTGCCGAAGAAAACAATCGACCTGCATTTGCTGCTCGACAAATGGTGTCAAGTAGATTTATCTGATGAGCTAGTGATCGAAGGCGAGGCCGAAGAAATCAAGCCAAGCATTTGGAATCGACTGGCACGGAACCTAAACTGATGACACGGCAAACCCGTAAACCAAAACTCGGGGATTTGGTTATTGTCACTGACTCCACCACTGAAAAACAATTCGTGGGAACCGTAATAGAACTTCTTGATACTCAATTTCTATACTCTGTTGACGAAGATCCGTGGACTACACATACAAAATTCGCTTTTTATGCTGACCAATGGGCTGATTACGATCCAACTCCTGACTAAAGGGCCGGATAACATCGTCTTCTATTTAAACGACTAGCGTCCCGTACTGCTGCAATAGCCTCATCACCTGAACGCACCACATAACACGGTGCTTTTGTAATCTGAAAAAATTTCACTTGATCGTTTCCTAATTTGTTCTTGCCTTCTGGATTTTTCACTTCAATAGCAATCCAAATTCTCTGATATTCCACCAGTAAATCTACTGGTTTCTCCATTTCATAAACAATGCATCCTTCACTTTCAAGAGCCTCAATAATTGCAGGCTGATTTGCGTCTGTGGCGTGCTGTTTTGCAAAGTGACGCTTACTCATTGCTTTGCATGAATAAGCCAGCGATCCAAATCTGTCTGTCTGTATTTAATTATTCGCTCACCCAGGCGGAGATATTCGGGGCCAGTGTTGTTACCACGCCATCGTTTCAAAGTAGCTTCACTGACGCCGACATACTCTGCCGCGGCCGCAGTATTCATCGTCCCAGACAATAAAGCAGAAGTCATAGCATTTCCTAGAGGGTTTTATGGTATCACCCAGAAGCATACCGTATAATGAGGACTTAACAAAGGACTCAGCGATGTATGACAGAAGCAAATCCGTAGGCGCATCAGACGCCGTACACATCCACACCGGCCAATGGGCCGAACTGTTCGACCGAAAGACCGCATCAGACAGCCCTGAATATGGCCTAGCAGCCGAACTCGGACATCGCCTTGAGTCATTCAACCTCGAGCTGTTCGAGCGTGATACGGGCCGTGAGGTCTTCAGAGCGTTTGATACTGCCGCACCAATAGAGATGCCCGGGTATCCGTGGTGCAAATTTCTACCCGATGGTCTGCTCAAACAAACTGAAGACGACAACCTGAGCGTCTTCGATGAGGAGTATTTCATCCCAATCGAGGCCAAGTGCATCAACATGATGTGGCAACCAGCCAGTTTACTCACCAAGTACATGCCTCAACTCCAGCACGCCATGCGCGTAGCCAAAGCCCCTTACTGCATATTCTCAGTGATCTATCTCAACACAAAATATGAATGGACAAAGATTCCTTTCGATCCACCTTACGATGATGCTCTCTTTGAAAAAGAAAAATTATTTCATTGGTTTCTTGAGAACGAAATCCGACCACCAGAAAAGAAAGGGAGAAAATGGGTATGAATACCAAAGATATGTTTGATCCGTTCAACCTGGCCCTTGCTGAAGCACTAAAAACAATGGGTATCGAAAGCGCAGAAGACGCCAAGCAAGACACGCTTAAACTCGGTCGCATTTTTGTATTACAAGCAGCAAACAGACGCATGAACAAAACGGCAACAGCCGACGATGCAGCCAGAGGATTTAGTGCTTTAGGAATGCCGGCGAATAGCTTGGGTAATGCAGCCGGCGCACTATTCAGAGGAAAGGCTTGGTCATTCACAGGCCAATGGAAAAAAAGTAAACGTATATCAAATCATGCCCACTCAAACAGAGTGTGGAAACTAACTGGAGAAAACAATGAGTAAGATGAGCGACAAAGCAATAGAAGAAGATAACAACATGGAATTGTGGGACAAGGTATCAACAACCGACGTTGACCACACCAAAGAAGTTAGCTTTGGCCGCAAATTCACAGCGATCGACGCACACTCGCAGGTAATGGAAGCAACCAGGCTGTTCGGTCCAGTGGGTAGTGGTTGGAAATACTACAACGAATACGGCGAGACACATCTGCAAGACGGACGAGTAATTGCATGGTGTGATGTTACATTCTCATGGATGAGTGAAGGTAAAACATGGGAA